AAATAAATATTTATATCTAAATGAAATGAAATAAATATTTATATCTAAATGAAATGAAATAAATATTTATATCTAAATGAAATGAAATAAATATTTATATCTAAATGAAATGAAATAAATATTTATATCTAAATGAAATGAAATAAATATTTATAAATTAAATGAAATGAAATAAATATTAATGATATTTATTAATTAGAATATGCAAGACCACCCATACCACTCATAACTCTTAGTACGTTGTAGTTAGTTGCATATACACGAACTTTCGCTGTATGTGTTGACTGAACACAAGCGTTGGAAAGTACAAGCTGTAGAGTAGCATTATCGATTCTCGAGAAGTTACAAGAACCGGAAGGTTGATGTTCTTCGGGGCGTAGAGCAAAAGAGTATACATTAATACCAGTATCAGGGTTTCTAGTGTGATGTTGGTAAGGTTGTACAAGATCGAAGTAAGTGCCTTCACGTTCGGAAAAGCGGTCCTGACCATTCAACTGAAGTTTAGCCGTTACAACAGGATTTTCACCCCAACAATGCATATCTAGGGAGGATTCGCACAGAACAAATGTTGCTGCGTCAGAAACACCAGAATTCATCATACCAGTAGCGTCTCCAAAGTTGGGGTTGTTAGATGGTTGATCAATATTGTTGCCGGCGTGATGGAAATAAGATTTAGTGTAAGCACCGGTCATTTCGGCTACACTAGAATCTAAATCAATAGGACCGTCATTGAATAGACCATCTGAATCAAGAAACGCTCCAGTTGTTGCCATTAGGGAAGCGTGTCCACCGAACGCATGAATTGCGTTAGGTAGGGCATCTATCGCATCGGTATAATTGAAAGGTTGAGCACCAAGAGTTTTAGAAAGAAGTGTATTATTCTCTAAAGAAGAACAGTAATCAACATTAGCATCAGGTTGTACAACCCATACAAGTTCTTTACACGGGTGATTGAAGTTAAGTTTAATTTTATTGGAAGAAGAACCAACAGATTCGTCGCCAGTAAACTGAAGTTGTTCGATCAGATACTCGTGAGGGTTCTGTGCCATCCGTCTACGTTCATCAGTATCAAGGAATACATAGTCTACATACAAAGACGCAGCTACTAGGGATTGCGCGTAAGCCTGAGATACCTTGTAAGCGTTGGTCTTATCTGTCGAATTCAATGTGGAAACCGCCCACAAGCATTCATCAATAGGACGAAGATCAAGGTTAATCTTAACTTCGTGATACTGAAGAGCAATAAGAGGTAAAGCAAGACCAGGATTTCTACAGTACCAAAACTGAAGCGGTACATATAGAGTAGTCTCAGGTAAAGCGTTGCGTGGAGCACATACCTGGGTAGGAGCATCAGCCCCACAAGGACCATCAACACTATTGAAACTAGGGTCAGTTATGAAAGTTAATTGAGTAGTGTTTCCCACCATTTTATTGTATCCACGTTCCTGATCTTTACATAGAGTTAGTTGATTCCAAATATGCATCCAGTCACCATACTGGCGATCAATTCTCTGTCCACCAATCTCTACTTCTACCTGAGATATAAGCTGTTCACCAGGGAAGTCTAACCATCGTGCATATACACCTTTATTATCGTTTAAACCCTGATCAATCTGAGGTAGAGTAACCTGAAGGTATGTTCTATACGCAAGATCACCATTGCGACTTACAGTACAAGTTACACGGCGACCAAAGTCAGCCTGACCATTGAATGTTTGTTCGATTGATTCCATAGCAAAGTTAGTGTGTCTTCTGTAAGTTACTTTCCAAAAAGTAATCTGAGGATTACCGGTCAAATATACGTCTTGAGCACCATAAGCTACTAATTGCATTAATCCGCCACCCATGTTTTATATAATATTGCTAAAGAAAAAAATATTTTATTAAACCAATTAAATATTTTTTTTAATAAATTCTTCAATATAGTTTTCTAAATAAATTGATTTTTCACCACTCTTTTGTTTTTTAAATATATATTTATCATTTTCCTTTCTGACTTCCCAGTCATTATTTATTGCATTATAAATAAATAATGCTTTTTTAAAAGTTTTAATATCTATTTTTTCTTTTGTTAAGTCTATATGTATATCCATTATCAATATTATAGAAACAATAGTTGAAATATAAACATAAATATAAACATAAATATAAATATAAATATAAAAATTTGTATTTATATTTACTAAATGCCATCGTTTAAACCTAAAACTGATAAAGAAATTGTAATATCTGATATAGATACGATTGACGTAAAACACAAAAATATTATAGATAATTTTAATTATAACGTTGATGTAATTTTGCCTAAACTACGGAAGAAAAGAAAGAAATTATATAAAAAAATTAATAATAATAATTTATCAAATACAGAAACATTTGATATTAAAGATGATATTAAAATACTAAATAATAAAATTAGAGTTATTAAAAGGGATGTTAAAGAATATCATTTAAATAATTCTAAATATATATTTGATTATTTTGAAAATAAAAAAGATATTTCTATTGGTAAAAACCAAACTAAAGCAAAGATGTTAAATATTTTTTTTAAACAAAATAATGATGATAATATAGATGAAAATGTAAAAAACAAATTGGATAATAATATTAAGAAATATTTAACAAATATTGATGATGGTTATTTAAATATTAATGATTATATTAACGATACTCATAAATGTGATAATTGTATTATAGGTGAAATGATAATTATAATTCATGAAGGTAATATGATTTGTAATAATTGTTCTAAAATTATTAGGTATTTAATAGAATATGATAAACCTTCGTATAAAGAACCGCCTAAAGAAGTATGTTTCTATGCTTACAAAAGAATTAATCATTTTAGAGAAATATTGGCACAATTTCAAGCAAAAGAAACAACACAAATTAGTGATGAAGTTATTTTAAATATTAAAAAACAAATAAAAAAAGAAAGAATAGATTTATCACAACTTGATAATAATAAAGCTAAAGATATATTAAAAAAATTAGGTTATAATAAATATTATGAACATATACCTTTTATAAAAGATAAATTAGGTATCAAGCCACCTATAATGACACAAGAACTGGAAGAAACTTTATGTAATCTATTTATTGACATACAAGGTCCATATGCTAAATATTGTCCTGATAATAGAGTTAATTTCCTAAATTATTACTATACTATTTATAAATTATGTGAATTACTTAATCAAAAGCAATTTCTACCATATTTTCCAATGCTTAAAGATAGAGAAAAAAGAATTGAACAAGATGAAATTTGGAAAAATATATGTAAAGAATTAAACTGGGATTATATGCCAACTATATAAATATAAATATAAATATAATATTTATGATATTTATATTTTAAAGATTAAAGATTATTTAATTAGGAAACCCTACTAAATTCGCACCAATACCAAAACCAGCACCACTACGGGCGTTTATAGCCATAGTTGGTAGGTAAGTATCAAGTATACTAAAAGTCGCGGCAGCTGTTAGAGCGATTAGAGCAACCTCATCCAACTGTAATGTTTTCTTGGGTATAGCAAAAGCTGCAACGGCAACCATAAAACCTTCTACTAAATATTTAAGAGCTCTTTTAAGCAATTCCATTAAATTTAATCCTTCCATATTATAGATAATATGAAGAAAAAAAATATTTATTATTATTAAAAAAAATACACTTAAATAATTATTAATTAATTTTATTATATAATGGAAAGAATGAATAAGAATAGAAAAAATGGTGTTGTTTATAGAAATGATGCGGAAGGAAATAATAATAGTAAATATATTGATTTACTAGATGAAGATAAAGCAATATCTGGACAAAAATTTGCGTGTATTTCTTTTATATCACCTGAAAAAGTTTTAAAGGAAAAAAATATATTCTATTTTGATAAATTCCTAAATCAGTTTGATTTTAAAAAATCTCTGGATAAATTTAATCATTTTGTATATTTTTTATCTTATAAATACAATCTTAGTCACGATGACTTGAAAAAAGATTTAGACGAATTCTGTATTGAAGAAAAAAATAATCTATTTTTAACTACACTTGAAGATGATTATAAAAGTTATATTGAATTAAATAGTGAAAAATTAGATGAAGAATTTAATGAAAAACATTCTTTCCAAACTAGTGTAAGAGGTATTAAAATTAGAGGTTGTTTTCCGAATCAAACAGAGGCAGAACTTAGATGTAAAATGTTGCGAGAAATTGATCCTAACCATGATGTTTATGTAGGACCTGTAGGTATATGGATGCCCTTTCATCCTGAAGCTTATAAAACAGGTAGAGTTGAATATTTAGAAGATGAATTAAATCAAATTATGAGTGAAAAACATAAAAATGAAAAAGAAGCTAAAATTAATTTTGAAAAAAGAGTAAAGGAAAGTAAAGAAAAAGCAATAGATGATAATATGAAGAAAGCGTTAGAAAGTGGTAATGTTTTAACACAAACACTCGACAAAGATAGTAATCTTATTAGTGTAAAAAACATGAACACGTCAGAATTAAATATGTTAAATAATGATATTTCAGAAGTAAGAAAAGAATTATTTGAAGGTGATAATATTGTCACCGATATAAAAAATTCAGATCATGGACTAAGTCAACTTAAATGTTTAAATGAAGAAACAACTGAAAAGGAAAGTGATGAATAAATTAATTAATATACTTATACTTAATTAATATAAATATTAATATAAATATTTAAATAATATTTATATTAATAAATAAAATATGTTATGTTTTCATAATATATGTAATAAAAAAATTAAAATTACACAACAAATTGTAGGTAAATGTAGATGTAATTATATATTTTGTAATATACATAGATTACCAGAAAATCATAATTGTGTATTTAATTTTGATTTTGATAAAGATAAATTTATAAAGGATAATAAATGTATCAAAAATAAATTAGAATATTTATAAAATATTTATATAAAATATTACCATCTTGATTTTTTTACATTAATTCTTTTGCCTGCACCTCTTTTTTTATCATTATTAGGATCATATCTATCATTTTCATCGTCAGAAACAATATTTTTTGATAATTCCCAATATTCATTTGAACCTAATTTAAATGTTTCATGTTTATTTGCCTTGTACCAAAATACTTGGTCATATAATTTATTTGATTTTGAATTATTATTAACAACTAAACATTCAAAATTCTCAGTACATTGATCCATTACTTGACAGAATGATTCAAATGTTGGAAACATTCCAGCATAATTTTCCCATATTCTTTTTCTATTTGATATATATGGTTCTCTCAATATAAATACATAATCTATATTTGTTCTTAGATTTGGAGGAACTCCTAGCGGATATTGCATTGTGATTATTAACATTATCTTCCAATGACGTCCATTCATAAATAATAAACGCATCATTTTATCTTTAGTCCACGAAGCGTCATACAAACAATCATCTAATATTACAAATGCCCTAGGATCTATATTTGTTTTATTATATTTTATGACATCTCTTTTAATTTCTTTCAAAACGCTTTTTTGTCTTTTTAATATATTTTCTATTATTGCTGAATTATATTCATCGTGAATAAATAATTTCGGAACATGTTCAGAATAAAACCCATTACCCGATTCTGTTCCAGATATTACTGTTCCAATAGGAATATCTTGATGATTATATAATAAATCTCTTACCAAATAACTTTTTCCTGTATCACGTCTTCCTATTAAAACTATAACAGGTCCTTTATTCTCATTTGGTTTAAAACAAATATCTTTCATATTGAATTTTTTTAATTCCAAAGTCATTTATTAATTTAAAATAAAATAATAATATTTATAAACCGCATTATTTTTAATTAAATAATTAATTAAATATTAGTTTAAATACATAATTAATTATAAATATTAAAATTAAGCCATGGTACTAAAATATAATAAAAATAACAATAACTTATTATTTAAAACTTTAGAAAATAATTTAGAAGATATTTGTAATATTCAAAATTATATACCTATATATAACATATTTTTTAACTTAAATAATAATAATTATAATTTAATTAATTTAAATGACGATTTAACATTGAAAGAAATAACTAATAAAATAGATGACAATATTTTTCAAGCAAAAATTTTAAATGATAGCAATATTCAAAATAAAAAAATATTTTTAAAATATTCTCCTTTACTTGACCCACATAAATTCGTATTAGGTAAATATAGAAATAATATTTCTTCTATTAAATTACCATCCTTGAATTATAATAAAAACGAAATTAATAATAAATTAAATGATCCAAACAATTCTGCTTATGTTGATGGCTTTTTCTCTTATCTAACAAGTAAATTACTTAATCAATTTAATTTTATTAATGGTATTCAACATTACGGATCATTTATTGGATTTAAAAAAAATTTCACTTTTGAAATTACGGATGATATTGATACTATGATAGAATCTGATTATTTTAATGATAATTACGGTGAATTATTTGAAACAAAAAATAACTTATTAATTAAAAATAATTATACTAAAAAATATAAACAAAAAATTAATATTATTGACACAGATATATCTTTTAATATTTTATACGATGAAACATTATATGACACATATAATGATAATTTCAACGATTTATCAAATAATATAGATACAATATTTAATTATAATATTGAAACAAAAAATAATATATCTAAATCATCATCGAATTGTTCTTCAAGAAGTTCAAATACAACGATTGATACATATATTGATGATATAGAAGAAGATGGATACGAAGACGAAGAAGATGAAGAAGAAGAAGAAGAAGAAGACGAAGAAGAAGATGAAGACGAAGAAGATGAAGAAGAAGATGAAGAAGAAGATGAAGAAGAAGATGAAGAAGAAGATGAAGAAGAATTTTTTTTAAAAATAAAAGATAAATTTCCAGTTAATATTATTTCACTTGAAAAATGTGATAATACATTAGACCATTTTTTAACTAATAATGACATTTCTGAAGAAGAATTAGAATCTTTAATAATTCAAATACTTATGACGTTAATAACATATCAAGAAACATTTAATTTAACACATAACGATTTACATACTAATAATATAATGTATGTAAATACAGAATTAACGCATATAACGTATAAATACAATAATAATTATTACAATGTTCCCACATTTGGTAAAATATTTAAAATAATTGATTATGGTAGAGCAATTTATAAATTTAAAAATAATTTAATATGCAGTGATAGTTTTTATAAAAACGGTGATGCTGCTACTCAATATAATTTTGGGTGTTTTTACAATAAAAAAAAGAAATTAATAGAACCTAACTTCAGTTTTGATTTGTGTAGATTAAGTTGCTGTTTATATGACAATATAATAGAAAATAATAAATTAGATTATAATAAAAATAATATTTATAATATTATAACTGATTGGTGTAATGATGATGATGGAAATAATATTATTTATAAAAAAAATGGAGAAGAAAGATATCCAGATTTTAAATTATACAAAATGATTACTAGAAAAGTAAATAAACACGTTCCAAAAGATGTAATTAATCATAATTTATTCAAAAAATACATTATATCGGTTTATAATAATTTAAATATAGTAGATATTGATAAAATTATTAACTTTTTTAAAAATGAATAATAACGATTTACTATATATAATATATAGTTAAATGTGTCCATTATTAGTAGCATTTACATTATAAAAATTATATTATATTTAATATAATTTTTATTTAATATAATTTTTATTTAATATAATTTTTATTTAATTTTAAAAATCAGGAGGTGATGTAAAAATAGTAGTGCTATTATCAGTGAATGTATTTGATATATTGTTTTTAACGAATATACCTAAATAACTAGATATAAACACAATAAATGTATCTTTAAATATAACCTTAATTTTAGTATTATCTTTTATAAAATATTTAATTTGTATAAATTTAATTAATAAAAAAATTAATGAAATGAATGATGATAATATAAAATTTGTATTTTCCATAATAATATTAATAACTATTAATGAAATAATATATAAACGCAAATTATAATATTTCAATATCATCAAGCAACGGTTCTAAGTCCAAAACTTCTAATTCATCAAATGAAGTTTCAATATTTCCTCCTATTTTAATATTATCATCATCTTCTTCATCTTCTTCATTTTTTCTTTTTTCATAATTTATTTTTGATAGTTCTTCAAGACGTTCTATATTTTTTGGTGCTACAATTTCTTCTTTTAAACCTTGTTCATTTATAGCAAAATCTATATCGTTAAAACTTAACGATTTTTTTTTATAATTATCATTAATAATATCTATTGGTTTAATATCAAATGTTTTTGTATCTAGGATTGTATCATCTATTGGTTTAATATCAAATGTTTTTGTATCTAGGATTGTATCGTCTATTGGTTTAATATCAAATGTTTTTGTATCTAGGATTGTATCGTCTATTGGTTTAATATCAAATGATTTTGTATCTAGGATTGTATCGTCGATTGGTTTAATATCAAATGATTTTGTATCTAGGATTGTATCGTCGATTGGTTTAATATCAAATGTTTTTGTATCTAGGATTGTATCGTCGATTGGTTTAATATCAAATGTTTTTGTATCTTCTTGTTTATTCACAATAATGTGTTGTTCTTTATTACCATAATCAATATTATTTATATCCTGATTATCTTTTACATTATCTTTTACATTATCTTTTACATTATCTTTTACATTATCTTTTATATTATCCATATAACTTGTGTTTTCTATATCGTCTTCCATATTTTCAACATCTTCTTCATATGTTTCATCAATATAATTTCTTAAAATATTCTCAATAGGTATATTATCTTGAATAGAAATTATGATTGCTTCTTTAATTATAATTTCAAGAATTCTATTATTTTTTTGAAATTGTAATGGAGAAATATTTTTTTCAAATAAATAAATGTTAGAATATAGTTTTCTAGCAATATTAATATAAATTTTATGTATAAAAATATCTAAAGACGGAATATCTATATCTATTTTTTTTTGTTGATTACCAACCTTTACACAAGTCAATGCTTTTAATTGTATTATATGAACACATGTGATTAAGTCTTCAATATAATTACACCCTGTTTTTTCACATATCCTCTTTTTTTCATCACTTATTATATTTTGATTCCATTTTGGAATTCTAGATAATAAATTTTGAAATGTCATAAGATATTTATCTTTTTCGTTATTTTCTTTACATAATCTCCAAGAATGTTTATTAATAGAATTAATACCTTCTTTAAGACATGGTGTAAGAATATTTATTAATCTTGAAACCCATTCATTTTTAGAATCAATTAAACTAGTAATTAGATAATCATCCATTTAAATATTAGTAATATTTTCTATTTTAACATTAAAACGAAAAAATATAATATTTAAAATAAAAAACATTAATATTTTTTCATTTCTGAATTCAGATTTTATTTTATTATACAATAATAATATATTGAATTTATCTAAATTGTTATCAAATTTTCTATTAATATATTGTATTATATCTATACACGAAAACCCATAATTATATAATTTATCAACGAATTTTACAATATCGTATAATGTTTCATCATTTTCATCATTTTCATCATTTTCATCATTTTCATCATTTTCATCATTTTCATCATTTTCATCATTTTCATCATTTTCATCATTTTCATCATTTTCATCATTTTCATCATTATAATATTTCATTTTTTCATTTAAAAGAATATTTAGTTTTTTTTCTTTTTTTTTATTAAAATCATTAATATTTATATTAGTCATGAAGTATTTATTTAAATTAACAATTTTATTATTAATTGTGGGTAAAGGAATGTATATTTGATGAAATCTAGATAAAATAGGGTTCAATAATTTATTTTTATCTTCAACAATAATAAAAAATCTTGTTTTATGACTAAATAATTCAATAGAACGTCTAAGAGCAGATTGAGCGTCTATAGTTAATTTATCTGCGTTCGACAGGATAATTATTTTAAAATATACATTAGTATTAATATTAGTTTTTGAGTATAATTTTATATTTTCTCTAATATATTTAATACCTTTTGAATGTGCACAATTAACGAATGTCGTGTATGTATTAATTAATTCAGTATTATTATTATAAATATTACATATGAATTTATGTAATAATGTTTTTTTACCTGAACCATTTTCACCATAAAAAATAATGTTTGGAATATTATTATGATTAATAAGTTCATTTAATTTAATTAAAATATTATTATGTATTAATGACATCTATTATAAATATAAAAAATAATTTTATATTGTTATTATTTTTATATATAATTAATTATCATAATTAATTATTAATAAATCTAACATGTCCTCTAATAAGTTGAATACCATCATCTAAAAATCTAATGTGTCCTCTAACAAGTTGAATATCAATATTATCCATTATATATAATGAGTAATGAATAATATTTAAATTAAATTAAATATTAATTATTTAATAATTTAAAATTACCTAATATTTTTTTATTAATATCAATGATCTTTTCATCTTGTTTTACTAATTTATACATTCTATTTAAGTCTTCAATATTTTGTAATTCTTTTTTATTGGTTAAGTAAGTATTTGAATTATTAATAGACAATGGTGTAATATTTTGTTTAGTTCTGAAAATATTCAGTTCTGAAACATTTTTGAATTTTTTAATATTATTGTAATCATCATTTGTAACAGGAATTACGTTTTCAACGTGTGCTTTTTTCAAATCTTCATATTTTAAATTACTAAATATAGAAGAAGTATAATAATCAGGTATATTATTGATAATATCAGTTCCAATATTATTATTATAAATATATTCAATACCTTTATTAATAATAATAGAACTAAGGTGTTTTTTTTTTTCATCAAAAACGTTGTTCATATTATTTTTAGTTGTATTTGTAAAATCTATATTATCGTTCGATTTTAACCATTCACCATATCCGTGGTGTTCTTCAATATTATATTTTTCAAATAGTTCATTAAACGTTTTATTAAAATTTTTATTGTTTTTTATAATTTCAATAATTTCAATATCTTCTTCTTTAATATTTAAATCTCTATTTTTATTTTTTTTATATCTAATGTTAAATATTGAATATAAGATTTTATATGCTTTTGTAAAAAATAAAAAAACCTCTTTATCTAATCCAGATTTATCTGGATGTGTCATTAATACTATTTTTTTTGCTTTTTTCATATCATTATAATTATAATTATTATCTAATTTAAATAAAATTAATAAATCATTTAAATTATAATTATCTATATTTAAATCAATATTATTCATTCATAATTAATATTAATAATAAAAATTAACATTTTTATTTAATTATTTTATTATTACATCTTTTAAAAAAATCTAAATAATCATCTTCATTTGAACCGCTGACGGAATCATCTGGTATATACCATTTATATCTATTCTTATTATCTCCGAAAAATGCTAAAATACTAGGAACACCTTTCAACATTTTAAATTTTTTAAATGAAAAAAATAAATCGATATTATTATCGATATTTACATCTACAATGATAATATTATTATTGTCAATCATTTTATTAAAATGTTTATCACAAACATGTTTTATTTTTTTACAAGGTTTACACCAATCCGCAGAGAATTTTATTAATAAAATATTATTAAAATTTAACCAATTATCGATATCTTTCATCAATGACAAAGTAATATTATATTTAATATAATTTTTATTATAATCTTCCATTTCAATTAATATTATATATAATATAATTTTAATATAATTTTAATATAATTTTAATATAATATATAATCCATGAGAATAAAAATATTATCAGATTTAAATATAGTATTTAACGCAAGAGAAATAATTATAGATTATAATATAAATCATACAAACGATTACGATTTTAAAATGATAAAATTTATAAATACAGGTTCTATAAAATTTGAATATATAATAGAATCTACATTATATACAATATTTTCTGGTGCGGATAAGAGATATATAATACATTTTGATAATTTATCTTTTGAACCATATAATTATGATATAAATAATGATTATTATGGAATAATTGATTACATAAAACAAAAAATTATAAAAAAATGTAAATATAGAGAAATAAATATAGCATATAGTTTATATGGTTCAAATGAAAAATATTCAGTTGGAGCTATAAAAAATACAATATGTTATAACAATTTATTTAAGAACCCTTCTACTATATTTTACATTAGAGACGATGTTCCTAATGATATTATAATACAACTTAAAAATTTAAATGCGGTATTAATTAATTGTTTATATATGCCTTATTGGTACATGGATTTAATTAAAATATTACCAATCGAAAATGATAATAACTTATTATATATTTCAAGAAATACCGATAATAGAGTTAATAATGTAATTATATTTTATATAAATCAATGGATTCATAGTAACAATAATCTACATATTATAAATAATAATACGGATAATACTAATATTTTAATTAATGGTCAATGGGGGTTAAAACAATCATTTATTAATAATATAAGATTTATTCTATCTTCATGGTGTTATAATTACTTAAAAAAAAATTTATTAAATAAATCTTATTGTAATATAGATAATACTTTTTTAAAATATCTATATTATGACTATAATCTGTTTAATTATAACCAAATAATACATTATCAATATTTTTTAGGTAATGATATATTTAATAAGTATGACAAATTTGATAATATTATAAAATAATTTTAATTTTCTTTGTTTTCGCTAGACCATAATTATATTTTATTTTCGCTTTCTTTGCAAGAATAAAAGTTTTCTTTTTATGATTACATCCTTTTTCTAAAATTTTATAATCAATTGCCGCTGCTTTACCACCAGTAATCGCACTTGCTAATCTTGCATATCCCCATGAATGTCCTGTTTGATTCGGTCTTGAACCTGACGAAAAATACGCACCTTGTCCTTTTTTTACTATTTTGTTTAACGAATATAATGAACAACCTGTTCTTTCAGATAGTAATTTACTTGGTTTTATATCTTTAATATTATATATTTTACGTGCTTTTAATATATGTTTTGATATCTTATTACGATATGATGGTATTTTTTTTCTAGTATAATATTTCTTTTTTTTATACATTTTTTTTGATTTCATCAACATTTTAAATTGTTTCATTTTATTTTTTTTTGAAAAATTTAATGGAATATATCTAAGAGGGATTTTATATATTTTCTTCTTCATTATATATATTTTCTATATAATTAATATCTATATTTGGTAAATATAATTTTGACTCCCAAAAATATTTACAAAACGCCCATTTAATATCTACACTACCTTTATATAAGTGTAATAATCTTTTATTAATAATATCTACATATTTTTTTTCTAATAAACATACAATACTATCATATGGCAGTACATACGATAATTGAATATAATCATTTACTGGGTTACATTCTTTATCCTTTAATAATTGTGTATCAAAATATGGCGTATACTTATAAATATCTGTTAATAGAGGAGCATAATTATAATTATATTTCCATCTCCAATCTTTACAATAATTTGTATAATAACATAACGTCCATTCTAATCCTTCCAAATAATTAATACATATACTTTTTTTTATATTTTCATTTATATCGACATTAAATAATACACTATAATATCTTTCTTCCCAATAATCATCATTTGGATTTATATATTTTTCAACATTACGATCAATTAAAGGCAGATCTCTTAATTTATCTTCATTATTTTTATATTTTCTATATAATAATTTTTTACCTATATTATTTCTTAATTTATATTCTTCCTTTAAATTATTTGTCTCATTCTCAGATAAAATCTTGATAAATTCCCTTACATTTCTCCATATTATTTTTGAATTATATGTTAATGTTTTATTCTTATTTGAAATAATTTTTTTATAAACAGATATCAATATATCTATTCCGTTTGTTCTAATATTTATACTAGGTATATGAGGCATAAAATCATTTCCAAGAAAAAAACAAATAAATATATAATCATTTATTAAATTATTAAATTTTGAATTACACATATTATCTATTTTAATATTATCGTCTAGGTTCATGCATATCCTTTTTGATAATTTTGATATATCTAATAAATATGTTTCATTTGTATTTAATGTTCTATCTATATTATTTATAAAATAAGGTGTATCTCTAAATAAGTAAATATTTCCACAATATTTATCATGACATAGTGATAACATTATTAAATCTGCGTCCAATCCATATACAATTGTATTTGTGTTCATATGATATATTTCATTATTTCTTATATATTCGTATATTTTATGTTCACCCTCACCTTGTTTATCACTACAAGAAATAATATAATTAATATCATCTCTTATTCCAAAATAATTATATATTTCTTTACATAATTTTTTCATAAAATGTGTTCCAGGGGTTATTGATGATTTATTCCAAATATTAATTATTGATTTATTTAACATTTCCAATTCAATCTTTCCATAATGTCTTCTTTTTCTTTGTTGATTCATTTTTGCTAATGGAGCAACTCCATCAAACGCTATTAAACAATTTTGTTTTGGTTTAATTAATAAAATATAATTATCTATTTTACTACAAACACACATAATTATATGTGACTCATATTCATTATTATTATTGTAATTCATTTCATTCATTTCATTCATTTCATTAATTGTATCATATATGATTGAATTACAATCTAAATATAAATTATCTATATTTTTAATATTATTATTTAATATTTTAATGATTTCTTTATGATTTTTAATTATGTGAACAAAATAACTTGGTATTCCCATATTTTATTATAATATATGATATCATATATTATAATAATTATATATTTATTTAGTTTATATATTATATATATATAATTATGACAAACGATATACAAAATATTATAAATGGAAAATTTCATAAATATCCCGAAGATGATAAAAAAAAAAATTATATATTAGGTAAATTTATTTTTGATTCAGTTCACGATTTTAGAAAATATAGTCATATTATTGATTATCAAATGATGAAATTTTATAAAGATAAATTAAAAGATAATGATTTTGATTATAATGGAAATAAATTTAGTGCATGGAATGATATTTCTATCTCTGATAAAGAACGTTTTTTGCTAGAATTTATATTTGAAAATATGAAGTATTCAAATATAGATGATATTATCAGGATTTATAGTTACGAAACAAAAGAAAAAACTAATGAGAATCAAAATGATTTAGGTGATGGTGAATTTATATTTTATGATGATGGTAAAAAAAAAAACGTATACGTAAAAATTGGTAGTGATCAAAACCCAATCAAAAATAGCATGACTGCAGATATGAGTCTTGTTTTCACTGATGCTAAATCCACAAATAATCATATAATTAAATATATAATACCTGATGATATGAATAAAAAATTCACAAACACTGAAATAGCTGAAATAGCTGAAGAACAAGGAGTATTTAAAGCTAATTGCTCAAATAGTTCTTATAAAACATACGCAAATTTTTTAGATCCATCTACGATAAATACTAACTCATTATGTGACGAGAATAGATGTTTTATTGAGCTATGTAATAATAATTTTAATATTGATTTTTTAGATATAATTAAAGAAGGTATTGAATTTTATATAAAAAACGTAATATTTGGTTTTTTAAATGTAGACTATACATTAACGATAAATGAATTTACGATAAATGAATTAACAGTTGACTATAATAATAATACACAAAATAATAATAATACACAAAATAATAATAATACACAAATAGATAGTATAACATATATTATTTTTATAAATATAAGAGGAGTACAAAAAGAAATGAAAATGCATCATAGAGCGGGTGATAATGAAATAAAAAATATTATAAATTATTTAGTTGTTAATAAGAATTTAGATGTTAATAATTATTTATATGTTAATAATAATAATTCTACAATTAATTCTTTTATTAGATTAATTAATTTAATTAACAAAACAACAAATACAACTAGTAGTTATTTAGAAAAAAAAGCTATAATATTATCTATAAAAGGTTTTGGTGATTATATACAATCTTATTTTAATTCCAAAATTCAATACAAAAAACAAGAGTTAAAAGTTGCAACAATAACAAATGATAAATACGTTGTTTGTGATATATTAAGTATGGGTAGTAATGTCATGTCGCAAGGACTTAAAGTATTATATAATGATGATAGAGGATTAAAATATTTGTCCTTTATTGGAAAAGATTTTCAAGAAAAACTCACAAATGAAAATTATATAAATAAATTTAAGGATATTGGTTTAGATATATATAAATATCAGCATGTTGATTATCATGCTTATGCATATACTTATCTAGATATGCAAATTGTTATTAAAAAAGATATATCAAATATTCTTATTAATTTAAATACTAATTTAAAGGAAGAAGCATTACAAGAATTAGAAGAAATAAAAAAACAACTTATAAATTTTAAAATTTTAAAATTAATTACTGATGAAGTTCAAGTAGTTCAAGTAGACCAACATCAAAAAACTATTCTTATAGGTAGTTCATTATTACATAAAGAAATTATTGAATTAGATAATAAATTAGAGAATATGAAGATAGATATAAACACATATATAGGGATTAATGTTATAGATGATAAGTTATTTAATAAAATTATGATGTATAAAAAAATAATTGTTGAATATAAGAATTTAATTAATAAATATTATAATTATATTATAGAAAGAAAAATTTATTTAATGGATCCAATGTCTCTTCAAGTAGATTTAAGATACACAAATACAAATACAAATATGTATAATGGTCTTGACAGAATAATAACATTCCTTGGTGAAAAATTACAAGGTTTGGATATTAAAATAGAAGAAATGAAAAATAAAATTAAAGAGAAAAATAAAGAATTAATAATTAAATATGAAAATAATAATTATAACGATGACTTAATTTACAAGTATGAAGTAAGAAGATCCAGAAGACAACAAGCAATAAAAAGAGTTTCAAATATGAAAAGAAGAAATGAAAATTTAGAAACTTTATATGAATATGTGGATAAAATTGATAAAGAATTTATTGAAATGTATACTGATTCTCCTTCATTTACGGATATTATTGCTTATAAATGTAGTATAATTTTTGATGATGATAATTGTGAAAAAAATGGTGGTAAACGAACAACGGTTAATGAATTAAAAGTAAATAATAAAAGAAAAAAAAAATTGGATACGAAAATAAATGAACTATATGAATTAAAATGGGGATACGAAAATATGGAAAAATACATATGTGATAAAAATACATATTTAATAAATAAAAATAGTGAAATATTTAAAAGTAAAGAACCAACAATTATAAAATTATTAAGTTCAACGTTATCAAACATAAATAATTTATATGATGTGTATTTTTTAATTTATGAAAATTATGAAAATTATAATTCAATTTTAGAAAAGATAGAAGAAATAAATATATTAACACACACTATACGCATTAATAATACACTCAAGAATAACAACCCGACTAGAAAAGAATTAAATAGACGACAAAAAGAAGACCGAGAATCAAAATTCAACAATCGTCGGAATGTGCCATCGCAAGTGGCTAGTGGTGGTGTTGGTGGAAATAATAAAACAATAAAAAAGCGAAAGAAAAAGCGAAAGAAAAAGCGAAAGAAAACAAAAAGAATAAAGAAAAATAAATAATTTTCTTTATTTTCTTTTGTTATTATAATAAAGTGTGTAATATTATGACTACAATGAAGATGTAATATTTTTATTTTTCAAAAAATAAATAATTTTCTTTATTTTCTTTTGTTATTATAATAAAGTGTGTAATATTATGACTACAATGAAGATGTAATATTTTTATTTTTCAAAAAATAAATAAGTTGAGTATTATTGTATTCATATAATTTTTCAATATGTGTGTCATTAATAATTGTATAGAATTCTTCATATTCAGGTTTAATATTATTAATAATATTAAATAAAATTTTTTTAGAATATTTAAATGGAGTTTCATTAATATTAAAACAAGAATGTTTGTAATATACATTATCATCCAATTTAATAGGTTCAATAATATTAACCCATCCGGTATGTACTCTTGATACGAATGTTTTTTCCATTTTATCACGAGCATATAAAATTGAAAATTCGATTTTATTAATATTTATTTGTTTTGACAATTTTAATTGCGCTGGAGGATTATTTAAAGAATCGTTTAAGGTTGTCATTTTCAAAGTTGTCATTTTCAAAGTTGTCATTTTTAAGATTTGGTGTATATGATAATTAATTATATTTATTTTCAATTTTTTTTTGTAATAAAAAAATAAAAAATAAAAAATAAAATTTAATTTAGGTAAATAATATATTATTATTTTATTAATAATAATATACATGATAGATATATTAATGGACATTATTAAAAAATATAAATTAATAATAAAAGATACAATAAATAGTATAAAAAATAAGAAATTAATAGGTGTAATAACACCATCTATGTATAATATATCAGTATTGCTTTTTTCAAAAATATATGATGACTTGAATGAATTAATAAATAATGATGAATCTTTAATAAATAATGAATTGAATAGTATAAGACAAGAGTTATATTTGCTAATATGTAAATTTGGAACAAGTAATATAGAACACATAATAACATTATGTTTTAATAAAATAAACAAAAAAGAAATCGAAAAAATGGAAAGATTTAAAATTATAAATGATAATGCTGAACCATATGAAATCAAAACGATTTATTGGAACAATTTTAAAACAAATAAAAAATTAATCGAAAAAAAATCGTTAGATGATATTAATTTAATAGATAATAGTGAATCGTTGGATTGTTTTGATATATATAGAACAACAACAAATTTTGAGAAGAAAGTTAATGGTATGAAATTAATACTGCATGATAAATTGGAACGTAGAACATATATTGTGTATTGTATATTAAATGATATGATATTAAATGAATTGGATAATTTATTTATAAATAATAAATTGAAAATAATAATAAATAATAAACCAAATATTATAGAGAATTCTGAATTATTTATGAATTATGTAGATACACTATCTTTAAAGGTATTATTAATATATAATAAAGAAGATATTTATAATAATTTTTTAAAAGTAAAAAAGGAAATAGAACGTTTAACAAATAAATCTTTATCGGATTTAGTGAATGAATTTACTTCAATAGATTTATATAATAAAAGGAAAATATTATTGTGTCTGTTATTAAATGATAGTGATAAAGAAAGTCAATATTCAGCATATTTATTATATGATTTGTTAAGGGATGTTAAAAATAATAATATTGATTCTAAAGAACAAAACTTACTAATGAATAGTTTTTGTTGGAAACAACGAAAACTATTCAAGACCGCAATGTTAAATACAGTAGAATATTCTGATTGTTTAAAGAATTCAAAATCTTCAATAAATAATATACCTTTGGAACAACAAATTTGTTTATTAAAAGTTAACGATAACGTTAAAGAGAAAGCGATGGTAAAATTGAAAGAGATAAAATCAAAGAATGATGATAATTGTGTAAAAGCGAAACAATACTTAGATGGATTACTAAAAATTCCTTTTTCAATATACAAAGAAGAGTATATATTAACGATAATGAATGAAACAAAAGAATTGTTCGTAAAAACAATAAATTATATAAAGAATAATGAAAAAATAAAAGAATTAATAAAAAATATTCCAATCAAAGTAAAATATACGAATATAGATGTTAGAAAGAATATAATTTTATTAAAAAAAAGAGTAAATAATAATGAATTACTGATAACAATAATATTGAATGAATGTTATTGTATGAATAGGAGTGAATTAATAAATATAGTTAAATATTTTAATAATCTAATAAAAAATAAAGACTTGGGATTAAAAATAAATTATTCAAGAAAAACAATAAAATCTATAAATTCGAATATAAAAGAATTTTTATTTGAATTAAGTAGCACACAAAATATAATGAATTTTATAATAAATGATTACCATAAAGATAATGTTATATTTAAATTAATTAATGTTATAAATAAAAATATAAATTTAATGTATTCAAATTTAAATGATATAGAGTCAAATATTAATGAAATAAATACTATATTGGATGAATCCGTATATGGACATAATCTAGCGAAAAAACAAATAGAGATGATAATAGGGCAATGGATAAATGGCGAGAAGTCTGGGTATTGTATAGGATTTGAAGGACCCCCTGGTGTAGGAAAGACATCGTTAGCGAAATATGGAATATCGTCGTGTTTAAAAGATAAAAATCAAAATAAAAGACCATTTACTCTAATAGCGATAGGTGGTTCTTCAAACGCAAGTGTATTAGATGGTCATAATTACACGTATGTAGGTTCTTCATGGGGTCGAATTGTAGATATATTAATTGAAACTAAATGTATGAATCCAATAATATTTATAGATGAGCTTGACAAGATAAGTCAAACAGAGAATGGTAAAGAATTAATCGGTGTATTAACACATTTGGTTGATTCGACACAAAATGATAAATTTCAAGATAAGTATTTTAATGGAATAGATATAGATTTATCAAAGGTATTATTTATCTTTTCATATAATGATTATAAATTAATAGATCGTATTTTATTAGATCGTATTCATAGGATTAAATTTGAGAATTTAACATTAAAAGAAAAAATAGTAATATCAAATGAATATTTACTTCCAACTATTTATAAAAAAATGGATATGTGTGATGATATTGTATTTGAAGATGGCGTTATAGAAAGACTAATCATAGAATATACGTGCGAACCAGGTGTTAGAAAATTAAAAGAATTGTTATATAATATAATAGGAGAGATAAATATATTGATAATAAAAAGTGATATAGATATAAACGAAAAAATAAATATAAGTTATAATGATATAAAATATAAATATCTAAAAGATAAAAAAAAAATCAAAGATAAAAAAATATATAACGAAAGTAAAATAGGTGTAATTTGTGGATTGTGGGCGAATTCATTGGGAAATGGTGGAATACTTCATATTGAATCATTATATTATCCATCAAAAGTTATTTTTGAACTAAAATTAACAGGTATGCAAGGAAATGTTATGAAAGAAAGTATGGAAGTATCAAAAACTCTTGCGTTATCTTTAATAGATGATAAAGAAAATAATAAATTAAAAGATAAAGGTATTCATATTCATGTGCCGGATGGTTCCACAAATAAAGATGGTCCTTCAGCAGGTTGTGCTATAACAATATGTATTTATAGTTTATTAACAAATAAAAAAATAAAAAATAATTATGCGATAACAGGAGAGATAGATTTAAATGGTAATATTACGGCGATTGGTGGTTTAGAACTTAAAATTTTAGGAGGCATTCGTGCTGGTATAAAAAATTTTATATTTCCATTAGAAAATGAAGATGATTTTAATGACTTTATAGATAAATATTATTATGATATTAACAAAGATGTAAACTTTATAAAAGTATCAAATATTTATGAAGTACTCGATATTATATTTTTAGATTAATTTATTAATAAATATATAAATATATAATATATGGCAATTAAATTAACATTACCTAATATTTTTCAATTATTTTCAACATTATCACCATTTTTATTAACATTTTTTTTAGTAATGTTATCAATATTCAATACAGATATTAAAGCAATTGTGTATTTGTCAGGATTGCTTATATCAAGTATTTTAAATATATTTTTAATTAATCATATTAAAAGTCCAGTTGATAATAACGAATCTTTCAGTTGTAATATAATAGATATTCCTTATTTAAGTGAATATAATTCACCATCTTTATCAGCGTTATTCATATCTTTCACATTATCTTATTTATCATTACCAATGATATATAATAATCAATTTAATTATCCCGTATTAGCTACATTATTAATTATGTTAGGCTCAGACGTATATAATAAAATTATAAATAAATGTACGACAATTATAGGTTCTGTATATGGATCATTAATAGGTTTATTATTTGGTGTTTTATGGTATATATTATTTATGAGTACAGGTAATGATAATTTATTATATTTTGGTAAATACACAAGTAATAATGTTCAATGTTCTAAACCATCAAAACAAACTTTTAAATGTTCTGTTTATAAAAACGGACGATTAATATCCAGGAATATTGCTTAATTATTAAATTTATAATAATTTTTACGAAGATATAAATTAAAATTATTTAGTATCCTTTTCTTATTCATAGAAATAAATATGGATGAATTTAATGTACCATATCTATAATTCATGATTTTGAAAAAATATGTTAACACTTTTTTTAAGTTATATTTACTATAATTATTTAATATACAAATATCCTGTTTTTGTTTTTTAGTATCATTATTAACAATATTATGAAATTCGTATAAAAACATTTTTAAATCATTTTTATTTTTAATGCTACTAAAGTTTATCTTAGATAATTTTTTATTTGAATGTTCTCTACAATAACTACACGGTAGTATAGTAGTAATATCTATAATATATTTTAATATTATTGATGCTTCATTATCATATTCAAATTTTAATTTTTCAGAAATAGTATGAAACGTAATCCATACACAATTACCCCATTGTTTCTTTGACATTATAATATATAAAGATATATTTATAGTAATTATTATAATTATAATAATTATAATAATTATAATATGAACGATGACCTAAATAATGAAGAATACTTTAATTTTTTATTAAATAATGAAGATGATACTGATTCCGATAATGAAAACATTTGTTTAATAACACACGAAAAATTAGATATGAACTATATAGAATTAACGTGCAAACATAAATTTAATTATTATTCGATATGTAAAGAAATAATTAATCAACGAAAAGGAAATATATATAATAAAAATAATTTAGATAAAAAAAAAATAATTTGTCCTTATTGTAGAAATATACAAAAAAATAACATTCCTTATATTCCTTGTCAAGGAATTAAATCATATAAAAATATAAATAATTGTCTAGAAAATAAATTAGAATGTATATGGGTTTATAAATCAGGTAAAAATAAAAATAATACTTGTAAAAAAAATGGTTTTAATTCATTACATGGAATATATTGTAAAAATCACCATAATATTATTGAAAAGAAAATACAATAAAGTAAATTTATTTAAGTATTTTATGTCTAATATTTTCTTTAGTTTTAATTTCTCGATTATTTAATATAAAATTACATACATCATCGCATTTAACCGAAGGATTATTAATAAAATAATTATTTAAACATTTTTGTAGATGTTTTTTATTAATAGGCGCTTTAACTTTGTTTTTAGTATATAAAATTTTACCATTATTAATATCGAAACAATCAATATCATTATCTTTCATTATTCCTAATAATGAATTAGATATGTTTTTTTTTTTTTTCCTTCTTTCTTTAATTTCATTTTGTAACATTTTAACATCTTTATCGATTTTTAACCATTCCTGAATATTATAAACGAGTTCTTCTTTGGTAGACATTTAAATATATATATCATTTAATTTTAATATAATATAATAATAATTAATATAATAATAATTAATATAATAATAATTAATATAATAATAATTAATATAATATTAAATAAACTTATCATAATTAATATAATGTTATTAATATATAATTATGATGAGTTTAATAAAAAATAATATAACGACGATGTCTATCATAATATTTATTTCATTATATAGTTTATTTATTTATTATGAACCGTCTTTTATGTATGATAATGATGGAAGTTTAAGAAATTTCGGATTAGGATTTAAGAAGAAAACAATAATTCCTGCTTGGTTATTATCAATAATTTTATCAATCATATCATATTTTTTAGTATTATATTACTTAACTTTTCCAAAATTAATAAATAATTAATACATGTTAATCCGTTATATTATATACCTTTTGTTTTTCAGGTATTTTTTCAGGTATTTTTTCATTATAATTTATATCATTTTGTTGAATCGTTTCTAAGCTAATGTTACAATCAACTGATGATATGTAATTATTAGTAATTCCATTAATTAATATACCAAATAATATGTACCATATACCTTCAGAAACTAAATATTTTAATTTAACCATATTAAATAATTTTTCTTTAATAGTATTATTATTATAAGAATTAGAATTAATAATATTTTTAGAAGAAACCCAAAAATCTTTAAAATTATCTTCTGTAATTTCATTAATTAATATGGAAGGATTGTTATATATATCTAATAAAATTTGATTATTTGTATTCGTTTTAGGTTTTAACATACTTACGAATAATTTTTTAATTCCAAGTATTAAAACAAATAAGTAACCGAATGTATTAGAGAAAGGTCTTAACCATCCAGGAAACATCTTAATAATAATATTAAAAAGTAAAAGAAAAAACCAAGGAATAAGTGATACAAATGAAACACCCCATTGAATATTATTATTACAAAGAGTATATGATAAAGAAATATTACTAACTAATTGTATAATAAGTGTAAATATAAAGAACATCCCGAATATTTGTTGATTATTGTTTTTCCAAATAATATTTAAATATACATAAAATAATACAGATAATATAAATAACGTTAAATATAAGTTTATCATATAGATATTATTTATAAATTAATTTTATAAATAATAATTAAATGACAAATAATATGAATTTAATAGAACCATCCATAAATAATTATTTAAATAAAACATTAAAAAAATGTAGATTGATAAAAGATAATTATATAAATATAATATTTAATTTAATAATGTTTTTAATATTTATATTAATAATTGGAACATTCTTATATTTTAGATATAAAGGTAAATGTAATTATGATAAATACAATAGATATAAAGAAAAAAAAAATTATATAACTTCAAAAATTAAAAAATTAAATGAATTGAATTTAATAGATAAAAAAAAAAATAAAATAGATAAAAACTTGATAACAGATATACCATTATTTTAATAATTAAAATAATTAAAATAATAATTATATTATATAATTAAATATTATACTAAATGGAAGATATGTTAAATGAAGAAATATTAAATTACTATAAATTAAAGAGAAATTATGAAAAAAATATTGAAAAAAATAAGAAAAAAATAAGAAATATAGGAGGTATATCTAATAATGAAAAAAGACGAAGAATCATAAAATCAAAAAAAAAATGCGTTAATTGTAATAGAGATGGAGGAACCATTTTCAATATTAAAAATAATAGATTACAAGCAAAATGCGGTAGTTTAGAACCTTGTGATTTAAATATAAATATCGATAAAGGAATGTATGATAATGTAATAAATTTATATAATAAAGAGAAGGAAATTATAAGTAATGATAAAGAAAATATAATAAAAATTAAATTAAATTTATTATTTGGATATATACAAGAGGATAAAGCAGTACAAGAATTTGAATTAATTAATAATAATATGAATACAAATCTTGATAAATTTAATATTATACGTTTAAAATATATAAATTTGATTAATAACACTGATATAAAAAAAAATTTAAAAATATTAAATGATAAATTAAATAAAAAAATAATAGATTTGAAGATACTCTCAGATAATTTTAATGTAAATAAAGATAATACTAATATTATGGATTCAATCGATATATATATAAAATTAATAATTCCTTTACTTAATAATATTAGAGAAGAGAAATATCAGCATATAGATTATATAGAAGAATATAATAATATAAATACAATCGTAAATGAATTTAAAATTAAAAATTACGAAATTAAATTATAATAAATTATAATAAATTATTATAAATTATAATAAATTATTATAAATTATTATAAAAATAAATTATATAAGATGTTTACCAAATATATATCAATACAAGTATTTATTATAAGTTTCTTTATAGGAGGATTAATAGTATATTTACAAAGTCCTTTAAGAGAAAAAATATTTGTATACCCAACACCTTATAACAATAAAGATATTGAATATAAAGATAAAAATGATAATTGTTTTATGTTTAAATACAAAGAAGTAAAATGTCCATTAGATAAACAAAATATTAAAAAAATACCTATGCAAATGTAATAATATATAATATTATTATATATAATATGATAAAAAATATTATAACTTTAATGAAAACACAAAAAGGAAAAATAATATTATCAATAATATTAGGTATAGGAGTATCTTCCATATTTAGAAATATATGTGATAATAATAATTGTTTAATATTTAAGATGCCGCCATTAAAAAATATTAAAGGTAAATTATTTGAATATGATAATAAATGTTATAAGTTTACGGATAAACACATTCCGTGTGGAAGTTTTAAAAGACAAATATATTAAATGCGTTAATAATATTTTAATTTTAAATAAATAAATAATAATGAAGATCGGTGCAACGACAATAGATGATTTACCATCGGTAAATAGTTTAACGAATGATGTTAATAATAATGTTAATAATAATGTTAATAATAATGTTAATAATAATGTTAATAATAATGTTAAAAATAATGTTAAATTATTGGATAATAATAATAATATAGTAGTAAATAATAAAGCGTTAGAATTTCAAAATATAAGAGATAATGAATTAGATAAACAAGAAAAAAATACAAATGGTAAATTAACACATGAACAAGAACAAAAAAATTTAAATAAGATTGTATCAGACTTACAACAAGCGTCTGCTTCAGGATTAACTAAATTAAATATAAGAGATGTTCCTAGATGTGAAAGACACCTAGTTCAAGACGAACAGACAAACGTAAGTTATTTGCCTGAGAATGAAGATTATATAAAAGAAGATAATGAATTAGAAAATGAATTAAATTATAATTTGAAAGGAAAAAATAGTTCGTCTAATAGTAGTTTATTAGATACATTATATGAAGAATTAAGCGTCCCACTATTATTATTTGTATTATTTTTTATTTTTCAGTTAAATTATATAAATAATTTTTTATTTAAAAATTTGAAATTTTTATTTAATGAAACTGGTAATATGAATTTACAAGGTTACTTAATAAAAAGTTTTTTATTCACATCTATATATTATTCATTAAATAAAGTTCAATTATATTTATCAATATAAAATATTATAATAATTTATATGACTTTAACAAATAAAATAAATAATATAATAAATTTAGAAAACACACTAATGGATAATATGAATATTTATAGTGAAAATATAGATCCACACGATAGTAAAACGAATTCTATTGAATTACAAAATATAAATATAACCAACAAAGAATTGAAAGAAAAAATTTTTGAATTAAATAATTCTAAACATATGAACGATTTAGATAAATTAAATCAAGTTCAATTAGATAAATTTAGATCAGTTTATAATAATTATTCAAATACTAGTAAAGAATTAAATGAATTAAACATTGATTTAAATACATTAAATGAAAAAAAAAAATTATCAAATCTAAATGTTGTATCTGTCAAATCGCAATATAATTTTATATTATTATTAACATTATTTCTAATTCTTATAACTTTAAAATTTTTGGCATTACCGAATTTAAAATTAAAAAATATATTTTATTTAATTATGATTATATCATTCTTATTGTATATTGTTAAATAAGAATTTAAATTGTATAATCAAATAGTTTATTTGACGCTTTTATTCCTTTATAAGATAATTTTTTAGGAGGTGGTTTAGGAATAGATATAGTAGTATCTTTATACCTAAGTTCTGGTGGTTTTAAAACAAAAGCGTGTCCGTTTTTATTAAAGAATGAATTATAGTATTCTAAATTAGTGTCTTTTTTTTGAAAACTCATTGCAGTCATCTGACAACCAAATTTCATTGTTAAAGCAGAAGAAGGATTTTTAGGTTTAATGGAAATATCTGGAATACATAATGTCATATTTTTTTTATTAAAATATATTAATTCATTAATATCATTAACATATTTAACATCATTATATCTATAATTTCTCATGAATACAGAGCTACTAGATAAATTTACATATTCATCTAAAGGAGTTGATGTAAATAATGGATTGGATTTATCAGCAATAAAAATAATTTTACCCATTAATTCTTTAATAGGTAAAGACCCTAAATTATTTCCTTGAAATTCATAACTATATTTATTACCTAATATTCTATCTTCGATAGAATTATATATAATTTTAGACATTTTATCATATATATGTTTATTCTCACTTTTGATTCGTAAATGAACAATAATAGGATCTTTTGGATTCGGACATTCTGATTGCGTAAATGCGTAATTATTAATAGTTTTGATAACATTGCTGAATGATATTGAATTGTATGTTTCTTTACTGTTATATTTATCCATTGTTGATGTAGAAACAACAGGTTCGTCATCAATTGAGTAAATCTCAAAATCAAGACATCTAACTCCTTGATTAATTACATTTTTCAAGGCACAAATATTAACATAATCATTTTTATAATTACCTGCCGAACAAGCGTTATATGCTGTTTTAATATAAAAATCTCTTAATTTTAAATTATTGTTATTTATAGTTGTAGGTGAAATATTTCTAATATTAGGAAAAGTATTATATAATTTTTTCATTTTTTTACAATTTGTATAATATTTTAAATATTTAACAATAATTATTACTATAATAATTATAATTATTATAACAATGGCAGAATAAATTATTAATTCATTCGTTTTCATTTATATTATATAAATAATAAATTAATTTATATAATATAATTATATATATATATAAATAATAAATTAATTTATATAATATAATTATATATATATAAATAATAAATTAATTTATATAATATAATTTTATATATATAAATAATAAATTAATTTATATAATATAATTTTATATATATAATTTTATATATATAAAATTATATATATAAAATTATATATATAATTATATCATGGCAGGTGGTTTATTAAATTTAATTGCTTATGGAAATCAAAATGTAATAATTAATGGAAATCCGACAATAACTATGTTTAAAAGTACTTGGAGTAAATATACAAATTTTGGAATACAAAAATTTAGATTAGATTTTAACGGTCAAAAAAAATTAAAAATGAATCAAGAATCAAAATTTATATTTGATGTTCCAAGATACGGAGATTTATTATTTGACACATATTTATCAATAACATTGCCTACTATATGGAGTCCAATATATCCACCACAAAAATCGAATGGATCATGGCAACCTTATGAATTTAAATGGATAGAAAATATAGGGTCTCAAATGATAAAAGAAGTTAATTTTTATATAGGTGGTCAAAAAATACAATCTTTTACAGGACAATATTTATATAATATTGTAGAAAGAGACTTTAATGAAGTTAAAAAATCATTATATTACGAAATGACTGGTAATGTAAATGAATTGAATGATCCTGCGAATGCTTATTCAAGAGGTGGTCATTATCCAAATGCATATTATTTCCCAAATAAACCAGGATCAGAACCATCCATAAGCGCAAGACAATTATATATTCCATTAAATATATGGTTTACGTTATGTTCTAAAATGGCGTTTCCTTTAGTTTGTTTACAATATAATGAACTTCAAATAGAAGTCATAATCAGACCAGTATGTGAATTATTTTTAATAAAAGAAATAGTAGATAATAATTCAACAAAAGATAGAAAATACATATATGCTAATCAAAAGAATTCATTATATCATTTTCATAAATTTTTACAACAACCCACATCAATCACATTAGACGATTATACGGATAATCGTACAAATTGGCATGCAGATGTTCATTTAATATCCAATTATGTGTTTTTAAGCGATGACGAACGAATCGTTTTTGCTAACTCTAAACATAAATATTTAGTAAAACAATCTTATGAATATAAATATAATAATGTAACTGGTTCTAAAAGAGTTAAATTAGAATCATTAGGATTAATTACTAATTGGATGTGGTTTTTTCAGAGAAGTGATATTAAATTAAGAAATCAATGGTCGAATTATAGCAATTGGGCTTATGAAAATGATAGACCACGTGGTAATATAGATATAAACGATGGGATCACAAATATTAAAACTATTGAAATTGATGGAAAACGTATAACACCTTATAAACAAGGAGATAATGTAAATTTCTCATTTATAAAATTGTCAGGTGAATATAGTGTATTAAATATAAAAGAAATAATGACGAATTGGGCTTTACTATTTGATGGTGTTTATAGAGAACAAACTTTAAAAAGTGGTGTATTAAATTACATAGAAAAATATATAAGAACAAAAGGAAATTTAAAAAGTGGAGCATATTGTTATAATTTCTGTTTAGATACTGATCCATTTAATTTCCAACCGAATGGTGCTATAAATTTAAGTAAATTTTCAACAATAGAATTCGAAATTAAAACAATTCAACCTCCTCTTGATTCTAACGCAAGAGTTTTTGTAGTATGTGATCCCGTGACATCATTACAAATTGGTGAAAACAAACCAATCACAAACATTTATGATTATTATTATGATTTAACGATATTAGAAGAAAGAATAAATATTCTTTCATTTGACTCAGGAAACGCTGCTCTAGAATACAGTAGATAAATAATTCTCATAAATATTAAATATTCATTTAATTTATAATGTCAAATATAAATAATATAGAAAACCTTAAAAATAATAAAAATAATAAAAATAATAAAAATAATAAAAATAATAGTGATTGGAATAAATTCATTAAAAATTCTTTAATTTCATTATTAATTTTGTCGATATTAACACTACTTGGTAGTAATTATTTATTTTTTATAAATAAAGATAATTTAGATAATTTTTTTCCAACATCCGCGAAATCATATGCAAATGATAATTTAAATAAAAATAGAATAAATTTATTTAGTCTTGGTAATTTATATGGATTTCCCTATAATTTAAATGACGATAAAGAAACATTTGGTTATTGGGTATCTAATACTATAAAAAACATATGGATTGAATATAGATCTTTTATAAAAGATGGTTTTGAAACTTTGAAACAACTAAATATTAAAAATAATATTTTAAATATGTATATAATTGCTCCATTATTTTTAATTTTTGGTATATTGTTTATATTATTTACAGGTTATATGGGTTCGATATACAAATTGTTAATGTCAGAACCTTATGGAATATATTATACATTAATCGGATTATTTTTGTTGTACACACACATAATATCATCTTTAACTAATATATCACTATTATTAAGTTTTATTGTAACTATGTTATTTATACCATTATTTACAAATAATTCAAAAATAGTTAATATTATTAAATCAAATAGTTCAACTATATCATTATTATCTGGATTACTCTTTTTAATTAATAGCTTAATTCATTTAGATAAAACATATTCGATAAGTATGCTAATTGTTTATATTTTTTATATAATTAAAAAATTTATATAAAAGTATTTAATATTAATTATAATTTAAACAATTATTTTTAATAAATTTATAATATAAATGACTAATAATAAAAAACATAAAAAACATAAAAAACATAAAATAAATCAATTACCTTTTGTAAGCATTTGTACACCAACATTTAATCGTAGACCTTTTATTAATGCCATGATTAAAAATTTTAATAACCAAGATTATCCAAAAGAACGTATGGAATGGATTATTATTGATGACGGAACTGATAAAATTGAAGATCTAGTTAAACATATACCACAGGTTAAATATTATTATTATGATACTAAAATGACACTTGGTAGAAAAAGAAATTTGATGCATGAGAAAACAAAAGGAGATATTTTAGTATATATGGATGATGATGATTATTACCCTAATTGTAGGGTTTCACACGCGGTCGAAACATTACAAAATAGTGATGCTTTATGTGCTGGATCTAGTAAAGTATTTGTATATTTTAAACATTTAAATAAAATATATTCATTTGGACCATATGGACCAAATCATTCTACCGCAGGTACATTTGCTTTTAAAAGAGAATTATTAAAAGAAACGTCTTATGATGAATCAGCTTCACTCGCTGAAGAAAAAACATTTTTAAAAAATTATACAATACCATTCGTTCAATTAGATCCATATAAAACAATATTGGTTTTTTCACATATTCATAATACTTTTGATAAAAAACAATTATTAGACCATCCAAATGATTATGTAAAAGAAACCATGATTGATACATCTGAAATTATAAAAGACGAAACTATTCGAAATTTCTATTTAAACGAAATAGAAGATTTATTATCTAATTATAAAGAAGGTTTACCTGAAATGAAACCTGACGTTTTGATACAATTAAATAAAATGAAAGAAGATCATCAAAATAAACTTCAAAATAAACATCAAAAAATAATGATATCGGACGGAACACGTGAAGGTAGAGAATTAAGTAATTATGAAATAGTTAATTTTATTAAAAAACAAAAAGAAATAATTGATAAATTATCATTAATGTTAAAACAAAAAGATAATGAAATTGATAAATTAAAATTATCAATTGATATAAACTCATAAAATATATGTTACACCTTTGAACATTCGGATATTTAAAAATTCTGATTATAAGTTTAAATATAAAATATGTCAAACAGAAATCAAAAAATAAAAGATTTGATAAATAAAGACAGTGAAATACTATATTCCGTTCCTTATCAACATTTCACAAATGAGATCGAAAAATTGGTTTAATGTCCTAAAATAAAATTACAAAAATAAGGTTTATCATATAATCATTTATAGATCAATATAGATCAATATAGCAAATGTTTTGCGTGATATACCATTAACAACATTAAATAATATATTTAAGGGAGTTTATGAGCGTCCATAAAAATATAAACCAAAAATAAGACAAACGAATTAAAGAAAAACTATATATAAAGTCGCAGTTTTAAATTTACAAAGGTGTAAAACACCTACATAATCCATATATTTTATAAATTAACCAAAATTTTTAATTTATAAAATTTATTAAAAAAATATTAGAAAGTCGCCGTTTAAATGTTAAAAGGTGTAACATATATTTTATCTAAATATCTATATAATCTATTAATATCTAAAATACTTATATCATTATATTTTTTAAATTTCTTATATATGTATTCAATATCATGTATCTTTTTTAAATTTATAAACAATTTAAATAAATTGTTTTTATCTAAATATATAACATCGCATATTTTTTTTATGAATACAAAATTATTATATTCTGTGCTATATTTTGTTAATATCTTTGTAAAACGTATTGAATTTATTTTATTATTTTTATTACTTAAATTATATAAATCATTCATTATTTTATTACTATAAAATAATTTCATTAATGACGACATCTCATTAAATATCCATATTTGTTTTTGAAATGTAATTCTATCTATATAATCAAAATAAGAAAAATTATTTAATAATTTTAAATAAACATTAACTGATATTTCTTTCTTATATTTATCTAAAATATCTATTATATTTTCATGTAATAATAAACTAATTATTGTTCTATCTGTATCAGGTATCAACTCATTATGTTTAGAAATATTATATTTATTATGAATTAAATTACTACATATCTTTTTAGTATTTGTATGAGAATTCTTACATATAAAAATATTGTCAATTGTATTCATAATATTCTTCTCAAACGCAATATTATCATTATTATATATATTTAATAATGATGTAATCTTATTTAAATTACAATTAACATATTTTACTATTCTATCAATTATATATTTATTTAAATTGTTTGTATATTTATTTAGGATACTTTCAATTTGTTCATTAGTTGGTTTTACAAACTCTAAATCATGCGATACTTTCTTTAATTCATTTATCTTTTTATCAACATCATAGCTTCCTATACATATAATCGGTATATTACATATTTGTTCTAACTTTTGATTTTTTGTTTTTTTTGGTCTAATAAGTTTTATTAAAGCATTTAGACCACCCTTATCTCCATTGTTCATTCCATCAATCTCATCCATTATTATAGCTATTCTTTTGGGTTTTTTATTTTTACTAAAATAACTTAATACATTTTTGTCAGAAGAATTATATTTTGTGATTTGTTCAATGACTATTTTATTCCTAATATCACATGAATTGTAATGTATTACATCATAATCTAAATTGTTTAATAAATCATTTATATATTTACTTTTACCTATTCCTGTATCTCCATATAAATAAATACCTCTTTTTATTTTAAATATGTGTTTATTTTCTTCAAAATTATTTAATATATTAGTTATCTTTTTTGTTAGTTCATTTCTATCTAAAATATCATCGTATACATATTTTTGTTTCATTAATATTTATTAAAATTATTTTTTATACTTATTTTATTGACTATTACATAAATCTTTATTATTTGTAATTCCATCCCACGATAATGCACATCTATCAGAATTCTGTTTTTTCAAACAAGAACCATAATTTCCATTATATGCTGTATTCATGTCTACATTATCGAATGGATTACAAGTTCCTAATTTTTTAACATTATCGCAATATAATTTACCATTATCTTCTCTCGCTAAAAAATAATCAGGACATTTACTTAAAACTGGAGGAAATCCCAATTGTTTTTTATCATTATTTATTAAAAAATAAGTTAGTAATAATAAAATAAATAATATTACAGACGCGACTATTATAGTTGTTTTCTTAAAAGAATCCATTATATAATTTAATCATATATAATTTTTTCTTATTAAGTTGTATAATGGGTGATTATTCTTTAAAATATAACGGAAGAGTTAATATATCTCAACCTGATAGTAATATTCTATTTACAATGAAAGATAAAAACGATGTTAGATCTACATCATATACTGATGCTATGAATGGAAACTGGTATAAAACAAAATTATCAAATGCTTTCTTTTCTAGTAAAAATATTAAGATTATACAAAATGGTATTAGATATGGTGTTTATTTAAAATCTAATAGTCAATATGTTATAGATGAACAATGTGAAGATGAACTTAAAGTTATCATGAGAGCTATTTTTTTACAAAATTCTAAAAATTTACCAAATAATATTAAACAACAAATTTATTTTCTAAATAAATTTGTATTAGATTTTTGTATTAAAGATGTTTATGGCGAAGCATCTTCTTATATGAAATATAAAAAAGACGCAAGTACGATGTATAATCCTATTTCATATCCAGTTATGACTAAAATTAATGATAAACAACTTGAATTGAAAAAATGGTTTTAATTTTTAAATAATATTTATGATAAAAATTGATTATTAATATTTAAATTCTAGATTTAAATAAAAACATTAAAAGAAATATTATTTTTGTAATATAACAAAGTTAACTTAGATATTACAAAATGTCCACCATACAAGCTAATAAAAAAATACACTTATATATGACAAATATCAAAAATATTTGGATTAAAAAAGCAAAAGAAATACATGGAGATAAATACGACTATTCCAAAACTGATTATATTAATTGTATTGTAAAAATAATCATTATATGTCAGGAACATGGGGAGTTTTTCCAAACACCAGAATACTTATTTTATTAATTTTGCGTTAAACTTAAAAATTGATATAAAACATCCCAAATGTATTGTATGTAAAATTAAAAGACCTAATTTCAATTATCAAGGACACTCAAAAGCAACATATTGTTCTGGTTGTAAATTACCTGATATGATTGATATAAAACATCCCAAATGTATTGTATGTAAAATTAAAAGACCTAATTTCAATTATCAAGGACACTCAAAAGCAACATATTGTTCTGGTTGTAAATTACCTGATATGATTGATATAAAAAATCCCAAATGTATTGTATGTAAAATTAAACATCCTGTATTCAATTATCAAGGACACTCAAAAGCAACATATTGTTCTGGTTGTAAATTACCTGATATGATTGATATAAAATCTCCCAAATGTATTGTATGTAAAATTAAAAGACCTAATTTCAATTATCAAGGACACTCAAAAGCAACATATTGTTCTGGTTGTAAATTACCTGATATGATTGATATAAAAAATCCCAAATGTATTGTATGTAAAAAAAGAGCATCTTACGGCATACCTTGTAATAGACCAAATAAATGTGTAAATCATAAAGAGAATGGAATGATTAAAAATCCTAATTCTAAATGTTTAATCAAAAATTGTAATAATACAAGTGAATATGGAATAAATCGTCCTATTCATTGTGATAAGCATAAAAATGACAACGATGTAAATTTAGTTGAAAGAACTTGTCCAAAATGTAATCAAGTAGATGTAATCATAAATGGTTTATGTGTAAATTATTGTGGATTAACAGAAATTCATAAAAGTCTTAAAAAAAATCAGAAAGTTAAGGAAAAACGAGTTTTAAAAATATTGAGTAGTGAATTTAAAATTCCAACTGAATACAATGTTCGTGTTGACAGAGATTGCGGTGGTAAAAAATCAGAGGAAAAAGAAATAGGATATGATTTTGGAACTCATAAAGTATTTGTGGAAGTGGATGAAAATCAACACAAAAATTATTGTGAACTTGGTGAATTTAATCGTATGAGAAATATATTTAGTAATGAAGGAGGAATACCAATAATATTTATTCGTTATAATCCAGATAATTTTAGAAGGGATGGAAAAATCCAAAAAATATCTCAAAAGAAAAAAGAAGAGGAATTAATTAGATGGTTAAGACATTATGAAATTAACGAACCAAAAAATAATTTGAGTGTTAATTATCTGTTTTATAATAATTGGAGTGAAGGTAATACTCCCGTCTATAATATAGATCCTTTAAATACTAAACAATATAAATGCGACGATTGTAATTTAGAGTTTTATTGTAAAGAAATATATGAAGAACATAATAAATTTAACCACAAAGATTTGTAATTTAAATGTGTTTAGTATTTATATTTATATTTATATAAAATAAAAAATATGATTATAATCAATATTAGTATAATTAATAAGTTAAATATATTTGGTAAATATAATTTGTATAAAATATGATCTATATATTGAAATAACTTTACGTTATATATAAAGGATTATGATTTTCGTGTTAATATGTAATAAATAATGTGAAATATAATAATTAAATTATTTTTTAACTGGTGTTTTCTTTTTAATAATTTTAATTATTTTTTTAACAGGTGTTTTCTTTTTACACCTTTGAACATTTAAAACGCCGACCTAATCCAAATATTTTTTAGGTTTCCTTTTTCTCGTTGATGGTCGTTTTACATACTTTTCACTTCTATCATATGCTCCTTTTATTAGATTTTTATAAATATGTATTGGTATTTCATCTAATACATCTTTTACATTCTTAACTAATTCATCATATGTTAATCCTTTTTTCTTTTGTAATCGTGATTTCAATACATTAAAATATCCTTCTATCGCATTTGTATAATGTTGATATGGAACAGCATACAATAAATTATTATCCTTTTTAATTACATCTTTTACAAGTTGATTTCTATGACTACTCGCATTATCTAAAATGATTAATTTATTTTTATATTTTCCATTTATAAACTTGTTAATAAAATCAACTATTCTATTACTATCAATCCCTCCCCCCCTTTTTATATACCTCATATCCAATTACACCTTTTGAAGAAATAGCAAATATACCAGTATATTTTTTGAATACTTCTTGATTTTCGGTTTTGACTACACATCTTCTACCTAATTCTTCATAACATTTTCTTCTAATCATAAATGAGTTTAATGATGTTTCGTCAATACATATAATATCATCTAAACTATATTGTTTAACATTACTATAAAACTCTTTTATTTGATTTTTAATTACAATAGGTTTTTTATATCTTGTTTTTGGAACATGTTGTAATCGTGTTTGTTTTAGTGTGATATTAATATCCCTTACAACTCTACCTAAATGAACTCTTGATAATGTTAGGTCTGAGTATTTAGTTTTTAATTTACCTAACAATTCATCCATTGTTATAGTTTTATTTTGTTTAAGTTGTTGCTTTATGAATGAAATATGACTATTAGTAATTTTATATGATGTATAATCTCTTTTCTTTCGTGTAATATTATTAGTAGATTTGTATTTATCTACCCATCTCATTAAACTTCTTTCAGAACAACCGAATATTTTACAGGTTTGCACTTGATTTTTAGAATGTGATAAATAGTATTTAACTGCTGATAATTTATAATCACTACTTTTATGTGTAGGCATTATAATATATTTTGATTTAAATATAAAAAAAATTGATTTAAAATAAAATAAGTATATATACTTAAATAAACCAATATGTCATTAGAAAAAACAACCTGTAAAATGAAAGTTGTAGAACAACCTAAACCAAAAAAGAAAAAGATCAAGAAAAAGATCAAGAAAAAGACAAAAAAGCAAGATGTTTCTAATTCTAATATGTTAGAATTACCAACAACACAAGACTTTACTTTACTTGATAGTAAATATAATAAGAGTAAAGATTTTAATTCATTATACGATCGTCCGTTTTCAACGTTATATCTAATGGTTCGTAGTTTAAAAAAAGAAAATTTGGATGAATTACTCACTGAATACAATATTCCATTTAATAAAAAAGATAAACTTGAAGGTTTTTGAAAATGTATACGAAAGTAATATTATTAAATATTTATTAGATAATAAAACTTATATGGATGATAATAAAATATTAGAATTAAAGAATGAATTAAAAAAAGTATGCGAAGAAAAATGTAGCGTTCATAATGATAATTTTAATGGAAATTTAAATCGTATTATTAGAAATCCAGATACATATACATTAAAAATGTTAGAATCTCAAATTGATAATTTGAAAAAACAATTAGAAAGTTATGCAAAATGGCAATGGTATAATCAAAAATGCTCTGATTTAAACGAAAATATTATAAAAAGCAAAAAAAATATTATCCCTACATTAAGACCTATTTCTAAAATTGACTTCTTTTGTAAAATAGAAGATATAGTATTTCCTTTTGACCTAAAAACTACTATATTTCCTAAAAATTATAAGAAAAATATCTCAAAAGAAACTATTTTACAATTTATAAAAAATGAAAAGGAACATTTGGAATTATTAAAATGGTTATATCAAGAACAAAACCCAAGGTTGTTTTGCAACAATTATAGATATTTCATAATTCTAATTAATATTAATGATGTAAAAAATTCAAGATATCTAAAATGTGAAACAAATCTTATAAATAAGGAAATATCTAAATATTTTAGTCAAATAAAAAAAACAAATATAATTGATATTGAATATGAATATAAAAAAGATAAATCATTATCTGGCTCCTATAAAACTAAATGTTTATACTCATTAGTTTATCAGTAATCTAATAACATAATATTAAATATTCATTACTACCTTTTTTAAGTCCCATACCACCATTATTATTTTTAAGTTTATATTCATTAAATATAACATTATTTTTATATTTCTTAATAAGTTTTGTCATTTCTTCTTTATTGGGTGTTGATTTTGAATTATATGAAATCAACCAGTATTTAATATTTTTTGATTTTTCGAATAATTTAGTAAATACATCATCCAGTTTTTTTTTTGTAAAATCACTTTTTTTCAATTTATCTTTTGGTTGTTTTGTTCTATTATAAAGTTTTGTATCTTCCCAATAATTTATATAGGTTTCAAGGAAATGATAATAGGAATTATAATCACAATGAGTTCCACCATAGGGTGGGTCAAAATATATTAAATCTATTTTTATATTATTATCATTAATATTATCTAGAAAATCAAATATATCCATATTATAGGCTTTATTATCCTTTTTATTATCAAATATACAATTATTATATTCTTTAACATATTCTAAAAACATTTCCTTGATATCTCTATTAATAGCTGGATTTCTTTTCCATCTTTTTGGGTCATTTCTATATTCAATTGCTTTCGTATGACAAAAGTATGCAAATAATATTTTTCTAATTAATGTTCTGCAAATAGCTGTAAATAATATAGATTTTTTAAAATCGTTTTCAACTTCAATAATATTAGAATACAGGTTATCTAAAAATACACATTCTTCTCGTGTATAATATAAATCTGTAAAATTATCTTCTATAAATGTTTTCTTTCTAGGATTAGTCTTAATAATATTTTGTATATCTTTATCAGTTAATTTAATATGGTTATTTTCAATTAATCCATGTGTTAATTTATAACCAGAACTTAATATTTCATTTGATAAAATACGATATTTTTTTTTTAATTCATAAGACACAATACCTGAACCCGAAAAAGCATCACAAACTGTAAATACATCTTCAGGTATAGAATTTTTAATAAAATCTATATATTTAATTTTATTTCCTAGATACTGTTGTCTAGGTAATGTCAAATTACCAATGGGAACATTTTGCTTTTTTGTCTTTTTCTTGATCTTTTTCTTTTTTGGTTTAGGTTGATTTGGTTGTTGTTCTATTATGTCTGTATTTACATTTACTCCTTCATTTTCAACAATCAAATTTTTATTATTTAATTCTTTTAATTCTTTTAATTTTTCTTCAACTGCCTTATCTACAAGTGCCTTAATTTTATCAGCATTATTTTCACAAGGCGTTTTGCGTCTATTATGAGAATCATAGTGAGATTTTTGAGAAAATTCTTTTCCACATCGTTCGCATGAATATTTAACCATTTTCGTTATATATTGTTAATATATTTTATTTTTAAATCATTTTTTTTTTCATTTTTTTTTTAATAAATTAACTTAAATTAACAATATCTGTTAATTCCTAAATATTAGAAAGTCAGCGTTTTAAATGTTCAAAGGTGTAATAGATTACAAAATAAAGAGTCCCAATTTCTATCAGTTATTCTAGAAGGCATAATTGTTGTTGTTGGTGATGTTGCTTTAAAAGAATTAATTTGTTCAAGATATTTTTCTAGTTTACTATA